GATTGGATGATATGGTAAGAGGTACAAAGTGTGTGTTGGGTAGGAAAGGTATTATAGAACTTTGCAAAAATGGTTTTATATTACCGAACCACATGAAGTTAATATACAACAATTTGACTGTGAAACAGGAAAGCGATTATTCTTTTGGAGTTCGGTCTGTATTTACCTACGATAGAAAGAAAAACGAAAAAGATGTGTATATCTATGGGGGTAAAGTTGTGGAGAACATTGTTCAAGCGTTGGCTCGTTGTATTGTGGCGGAGCAGATACTAAAAGTCAGTAAGAAATATAAAGTAGTTTTGACAGTGCATGATGCTGTTACGTGTTTAGTTAGAGATAGAGAGATAGAGGAGGCAAAAAAGTATGTCGAAAAATGTATGCGATACGTCCCAGAGTGGGCAACAGGACTCCCAATCGACTGTGAACTTGGAGTCGGAAAGTCCTATGCAGAGTGCTAACAAAGTGGCACTAGAGAATAGTAAACAAATGGTTACAGTTATACAACTTGTTGATAAGCTTAGACATTTTACGTCATTTAAACAATATGCAGATGCACAAAAGACAGCAGAAAAGCTTATAATAGAAGCTAGAATGTTACGAAACACATTCATACTTCTTGATGAGGAATCCAATGACAGAACAAAAGGTTAATCTACCTTGGTCTTACAGTAGCTATGGGGTATTTCAACAATGCCCTAAAAAGTATTATCACCTAAAGGTTATAAAGGATGTAAAAGAAGAGTCATCTACAGCCATGATGTATGGGAAAAGTGTCCACAGTGCGGCAGAACATTTTGTTGCAGATGGTACACCCATTCCTAAGAAATACGAATACATACAAAAAGTTATGGAAAAGTTACGAGATAGAGAAGGCGATAAACACTGTGAAATTAAAATGGGTTTGACCGAATCTGGTGAACCTACTGGGTTTTCAAGTAAAGATGCTTGGTATAGATGCATTGCTGATTTACTAATTGTTGATGGTAAAGATGCTGTGCTAATAGATTACAAGACAGGAAAGTCAACACGATTTGCAGACACTAAGCAGTTAGACTTACAGGCTCTTTGTGTATTTGCACATTTTCCTGAGTTAGAGAACATCAAAGCGGGGCTGCTATTTTTAGTTTGCAACGATATAATTAAAAGAGAATATACTCGCTCGGACATTATAGGGATAATGGGAGAATGGACAGAAAAGTTTTCTCGTTTAAAAATCGCATATAAAGAAGGTATTTGGAATCCAAAAGAAAACTTTACTTGCGAGAGGTATTGCCCAGTTGTAGAGTGTACTCATAACGGGAGACATTTATATCATGCCATATGTAAATAAAAAACGACCATATAAAAAAGAATACAAACAACAAAGAGAGCGTGGCGAACATAAGAATCGCATGGAACGCCAACGGGCTAGAAGAAAATTAGATAAAGAAAAGCCTGATAGAAATAAAAATGGTAAAGCTGACATGCGTGAGGGTAAAGATGTGGCTCACAAAAAAGCTTTATCAAAGGGAGGAAGTAATAAAGACGGGGTAAAGGTAGTATCAAAATCAAAGAACCGCTCTTTTAGAAGGAACTCCAAACACAAACTAGTGTCAGAAAGGAGTAAGCGTGAATCAAAAGGAAAAGCATGAGGATAATAAACGAAAAAGGATTACTACTCAAATTAAAAAACCCGGACATAGTATTAGATAACATAAATAAAAGTAAGTTAATAGAAGATGAGCAAGTTCTAGTTCGTTGGGGACTAGAAGAATCACTAAAACTTAGAGAACTAAATTTTATAAACACACCCTCTCCCATCACCAGAGATTATAAATGGACAGGGTTTCACAAACCCATGAAGCACCAGATAGATACAGCATCGTTTCTATCTATAAATAAAAGAGCCTTTTGTTTCAACGAGCAAGGTACAGGTAAAACTGCTTCTTGTATATGGGCGGCTGACTATCTTATGAATGAAGGATTGATAGATCGTGTGTTAGTTATATGCCCTCTTTCTATTATGCAATCCGCATGGCAAGAAGATTTATTTAAGTTTGCGATGCACCGAACCTGTAGTGTTGCTTATGGAACTCCTAGAAAAAGAAGAGCAATTTTAGAAGAGGGGTCAGAATTTGTAATTATAAATTACGATGGAGTGGAGATATTAAGTGATGAGATTAAAAATCAGTTTGATTTAATTATTGTAGATGAAGCAAATGCTTACAAAAACTATTCAACTAAAAGATGGAAATGTTTGTATAAACTACTAAACGATAGTACATGGGTTTGGATGTTGACAGGTACACCCGCCGCACATTCCCCAGTAGATGCGTTTGGATTAGCTAGAATGATTGTTCCAGATAGAGTGCCTAGATTTATGGGGGCGTTCAAAGATAAAGTTATGCAAAGAATATCTCAATTCAAATGGATTCCTAGACCAGAAGCTGTAGATATAGTACATAACGTATTGCAACCCTCTATCAGATTTACGAAAAAAGAATGTTTAGATTTACCAGAAATAACTTATTTAACTAGACGTATACCGCTGACAAAACAACAAGATATATACAGAAACAAAATCAAAAAAGATAATTTAGTTTTAGCGGCAAACGAATGTATATCAGCAGTCAATGCGGCAACTTTACTAAACAAACTCTTACAGTTATCGTGTGGGGCAGTTTATTCAGATACTGGTGAGATCATATCATTTGATGGTGGTAATCGACTGCAGGAGCTACTTGCAGCAGTTAAAGAGTCATCTAATAAAGTCTTAGTATTTGTTCCTTTTAAACACGCTATAGAGATCATATCCGAGGCACTTACAAAAGAAAAAATTACAAACGACATTATATCGGGAGAAGTTACCCCTAAAAAAAGAACAGGGATATTTTCAGCGTTTCAAGATAAACCTGACCCAAAAGTTCTAATAATACAACCACAAGCGGCGGCTCACGGCGTTACTTTAACTGCCGCAGACACAATCATATGGTATGGGCCACCTCTTAGTTTAGAAACGTATCTACAAGCAAATGCACGTGCTCACAGAAAGGGGCAAAAAAATCCCTTAACAATCATAAACTTAGAAGGTAGCTATGAAGAAAGCAAAGTTTACTCAGCACTCGTGAAAAAACAAAATATACATGAACAAATCGTGGAACTTTTTAAGGAGAAAGTAGACAAAGTAAATAATTGATAATAAGATAGGAGAAGGTATGAATATAAATGCAGACAAACTTTCACAAGTTTATGTGAAGATGCGGGAGAAATTATACGAGATGCAACAAACTCACGAAGAACAACAAAATGCTTTAAAAGAAAAAATGCAAATCGTAGAAGCTGAAATGCTAACACTTTGTGAGAAAACTGGAGCGGATAGTATTAAGACTCCAAATGGTACGATTATGCGTACGACCAGAACTCGATTCTGGACTTCTGACTTTGATTCTCTATATGAATTTATCAGACAAAGAGATTGCTTTGATCTTTTAGAGCGTAGAGTTCATCAAGGTAATTTTAAAAGGTGGGTAGAAGACAATCCTGATGATTTACCAAAAGGTATGAATGAGGAGACTAGATACGCCGTAACTGTACGTAGAAGAAAGTAAGAACTTAATGAATAAGATTATCGTAAAAGATGGATCTTTTTGCCTCGATCAAAACGGGGAAGTTACTACTTCTACTAAGAAAACACTAGACATAATCATACTCAAACAATCTCCACACGTTAGTAGGATGTACCATGATGGGGAACATTACATCTGTTGGTCTTACGATGGTATGAAGCCAGATAAAGAAGTTAATGAGAGACAGAATGTTACCTGTATAGGTTGTAAGAAAAACATCTCTGGTTCAGATGAGAATTTAACCAAAGCCTGTAAGTATCAAAAACAATTAGCTGTGTTATTAAGCCATGATATGAAAGGCGATGTTTTTAAAATTAGTTTATCTGCTAGTTCTATATTTGGAGCGGCGAAAGGTAATAAGTTTTCGCTAGATGCTTACACAAAATATTTAAAGAACCATGGTGTAATACCAGAAAATGTTGTTACACAACTAAAAATTGATGAAGAATCAGAGTTTAATAAATTGTTGTTTTTTCCTAAAAGACCTTTAGAGGAGTATGAATATGATTTATGTGTAGAAAAAAGTAAAACTCAAAAGAGTTTAGATGCAACTAAATTGCATTTCGTTAGTCATAAGAAAAACATCACAAAAGAAGATTTAATTCT